AACAGGCAAGATTAAATCTGGATAACGCATTGAAATCAGAAGCGAGTATCAATGAAATCGTAGCTAAGTGTGAAGATCTAGAACGTGGCTACAAGATTCTTGAAAAAGAAGCTATTGAAAGAGGATATAAACCAGAAATAGATAAAGTCTGGTATATGATATCAGATAACCAAGAAAAGTTCGCTTTTATTAATGATCACCACAAAGCTATGTATGTCGATGATGGTTACAAGATTTATAACATGAGTGAAGTTATACGGATCATTGAATCTTATGAAGAGAATAATGGATTTGTCAAAGAAGCGAAAAAGACATTTCCGAAATCCGAGATCACGGAAATAACAGAAATTAAAGGAGGAATAGTTGAAGATGAAATCCCATTTTAAAAGCGATATAACGCCACGAGAGGAGTTTTGTCATAAAGTTGCTGACATTGTGGCCAATAAAAGAAACAATGAATATGGCGATCCTATGGAGGTTATCGAAAAGACGGCAAAGATGATGGAGTTGTTCTTAGACGCACCTTGGAGAAAACCCAATCAATTCGTGGCTACAGATGTTGTTGCATTTAACGAAATACAAAAGCTTGTTAGAAGATCTTACAATCCGTTGCACGAAGATTCTTATATCGATAATGGTGGTTACGCATCAATTGGCTATGAATATATAAAAAGATTTGCGTCAAAGATTAAAGAGATGATGAAAAAAAGGAGCAACTAATTCGTTGCTCCAGATGTTGATTATTGTTTGGATTTTTGTAATTGCTGCTTAACTTTATTTTCAACAAGATCGTCAAACCATTCGCTTTCCGTGATGATATCTAATTCATGTTGGACATAATCTTGCAAAGCTTTTGCTACAGGCTTAAAACTGCTTATGATTTCTTTATGACCTGTATCATTTGATATTTCCTCTTCTGTTTGATACTCAATAAATTTAACTTTCATGCGATCATTTTTATCCCTATTGGCCAGATCAAAATGTTCCCACAACTCATCGCATTCATCGCCATAAATGTATCCCCATGTGTTTTTACTCATTTATTACCTCCCAAATTTCATTACATTCTTCTTGCCAAACTGTATGGCTATCTTCTATCCAACCAAGCTGATCTTTTACATACTGCTTTTGACATTGTTCAAGACTCCATATCTCAGTTGACTCTTTTGAAAAAAACAAAACTTCTTGCAGTTCTTTTTTATTCATTTGTTGTGCTTGTCTGTACAACAAACAAGCCAAACTCTTTTTAAGTTGTATTTCAATATCATCATTTTGATTTTGATCATCACGCAAAATTGCAAAACCAGAAAAACAATCTTCTTCTGGTTTTGTTGAATGATCCATATGACTATCATTCTTGTCATAGCAGATTCTCATTCCAATTTTGCTTTCTAATACATTATTAATATCGCCAATCAATTCTTCTAATTCTTGGCTATATTTTTTTGGTATATTCATATAGACATGATCTTTTAAAAAAGTGTCATTCATTTCGTTGCTCCTCAGTTTTTATTAAAATACATTCTTCCAAATCAATTTGATTTAGATCCATAATTCGTTGCTCAACCTGTTGTTTCAATTTTTGAGGTATGAACTCCCATAAGATCTGGTTTTCCTGTTCCAGATCGTTATATGATCTTGTATTATTCATATTGTCGCTCCTATAATTTAAGATCTTGTAAATTAACGCCAAGATGATCAGCTACTAGAATTCTTGTTTCTGTATAGCAATCATCACACAATAAAAGATTAGTAAAACATTGTTTCATATCTTTTACTGATTGTTCTGTTGATCCACATTTGTCGCAAGATTCACTTGGAAAATGTTCTAATTGTTTTTTTGATAGATTTTTAAACTGATGAACATATAAAGAATCATTACAATCTATGTCATATGTTCCATCTTTTAATTTGTAGGTTTTATAAACAACCATCAAACAAATATCTTTGTTTAGCTCACAATCAAAATCTACAAACAAATGATAATCATAAGGTTTACCCTCATGCCATACACAATGCCAAATATCGATCTCACCTTTATTTCTAAAGTATCGAGCTGAAGCAATTGCTTTTTCATATGCTTTATTCATATTTTCGCTCCTGTTAAGTTTAAATTTGGTTTATCAAATAAACCACGCACAACAGGATAAAACCTGTTGTACATGGCGTATTTGCTAATTAACTCTATAAATATAAAATGTTTCATTAGCGTAATTTTCATATGACTCTTGGCCGTCATAACTAGATAAAAAATGACCTCTTCCATCGCAAGCAATCGCATCTTTTACAAAATGGTCTACATCTTTTATTAATCTAAGGATTGGATCATTTGCCGTTTCGCATTGTTCTTGTAAACATTTAAAAACGCTTTCATCTATTCCACTATGACTTCTTAAAAATTCTGGTGTAAATGCCCAGACAGTATCCAAAATATATTCTTTTGCTTTATCGTCTGCTTCATCATCAGTTAAAATAAAATATTCTGAATTGCCATAAGTAAACGGATCTAAACTATCCGTCCATGAAATATCCTCAATATCATTGTCATCAATATCAAGAAATAATTTTAATGCTTGTACTTTATTCTCAATCATTAAAACCCCCTCAATACAATTGTCCAACTATGAAGAATGTCATTCATCTTCTTTTCATCTAAGCTATATGAATTAGCTTCTTTTTTTACAATGTCATTAATATGATCAACTGCATCTTTCCAAGTTTTTTGGTCTAATAAATATTGATCAATAGCTTTAGACATATTTTTTTGTAAATCGTTCATATTTTCGCTCCTGTTATTTTGGTTATGGTTTATCAAATAAACCACGCACAACAGGATAAAACCTGTTGTACATGGTGTATTTGTTATTGGCCTTTTTCCCATTTTTCTATTTGTAGAAGTAAACATGAAGCACATTCATTGCGACCATAAAACACTTCTGGATCATCGCAAATATCAATAGCGTGTTCTCCATTTTCAACACGTTTTACAAATTTGTCATGTGCTTTGCATTCATCTTTTAGCCATTTTTTAATTTTAGCAATTAGTTGATTTGACAAATCATCTGGATTATTTCGCATTAAAACCTCCTGTAAGCTTTGGCGTTAAAAATAAAAGCTAACGCCATTAAAATTAAACTAAGTGTCCCAAATCCCATTAACATTCCTAAAAATATAAATTCATTTAAAAATATTAATGAAATACAAACACCACCAACAACACCAATAAAGCTTGAAAAGATTGATAGTATTGAACATATGTCAGCTTTTCTATGTAATGAAATACTTTGTTGTCTAATTCTGGATTTCATTTTTACCCCCTGGAATTTTTTTATTTATGAATCTAAGTAAATCACCAGACGCAACAGATATAATCAAATCTTCATTTGTTGTTTGTTTGGTAATCTCTTTGAAAGACTTATTAAATTCATCAAGTACTGAATAAGATCTAGCAACTGATGTTAATAACCATTTTTGTTGGAAAAAATGTTCTTTGTTAATTACATTCATTCCAGATACCTAAATAGTTATTCTGAATATTCTTGTTGAATTGTCTTGCACTTTTATTGTTGGAAGTTGTGCTTCTTCATCTGGATATTTATAAGTAATCGTATGATTATCTAAATTAAATATCTCAAATCCCATTGCGTTTAAATCACTTTCTAAACGATCAAATGAAATTTTTTTAGTTAAAAAAGAATAATACTTATCTTTTATTCTAAGCTTTTCTTTTAACTTCATAGTTTCGCTCCTGTAAGTTAAATTATGTCGATCTTGTCGACCTACAAAAAAGCGTACAGGATTTCTGTATTTATATCAAACAAAAAATACATTAAATTAAATATCTGGGAAAAAATGATATCATAAGGAATTTATGTATGAGCAAAGTAACCAAACAAAACCTTACAGAAAAACAAAATAATTTTGTACATTACTTAGTAGTCGAGGGAAAAAATCCCACAGAATCGGCAAGATTATCTGGTTACGACTATCCAAAACAATCAGCTTATTCACTTACTAGAAATCCGTCTGTAATAGCTATTATTCGGCAAACAAGACAAACGCTTTATCAAACGGACTTGTCCAATATTGCCGTCCAAACATTAAAAGATGTTATGCAAGATCCAGATGCTCCAGCTTCTGCAAGAGTGTCAGCTTCAAGAACTGTATTAGAATTATCTGGTGATCTGGGAAAGAATGCACTAGATCAGCAAAACAATAAGAACTTATCTGAACTAACACCAGATGAACTTGGAAAGCTGATTGATAGTTGGGAAGAACAAAGATCATCTGTAGCAAAAAAGATTAATTAACAACACAAGTAATACAGCAAACAAACAGAAACATTATAGTTTAAATAGTGTAGTACATACCATTATTATTATTTTAGCCGACCTACCCCCTAGGCCACATCTGTGTTCTGCCTGGTATTGTATCATGGCTGTCTATACAAATTTTTTCAAAAATTGAATCTTTCGACTTAACCACTTGAAAGTTGTAGAGTTTGTCGTTAAAATAAATCAACACATTGAGGAATGAAACTACATGGCACAGCCAACGGCATACACTCGACAATATAATTTCAATGATTTTGCAACAACTTCTCCGTCAGATCCGTTGCCAGGCGTACAAGTCGACAATGAACTTAATTCAGTATTAACAAATTTATCTGGCCTAAACACAAACATAGCTAAAATCCAACAGGACGATGGCAAGATAAAAAATCAATCAGTACACAAAAATGCATTTGACGTTGATGCATTAGCTTTAATTGGATTATCTGGCTACACAGTAGGTGGAACATGGTCAGCTGGTCAAACTTATACAGCTGGAACGCTAGTAACATTTAATGCTGCAACATATTTAGCTGTATCAGCACACACATCAAACGTTTCATTTACAACAGATTTAAATGCTGGTCGATGGATATTATTAGCTAATGCTGCTATTAACACTTCTGCTTCAGCTGTAGATAAGTTTGAGGGAAATGGCACACAAAATGTTTTTACATTAAGTTTTTCATATTCATCTGTTAACGACATACAGGTTTTTGTAAACGGAGCATTGCGTAATCCAACAGACGAATACACAGTATCTGGTAATCAATTAACTTTAGCGACACCTCCAAGCGCACCATCAGTATCTGGTAATGAAAATGTTATTGTATGGGGAGCAAACGTAGCGTTAGAGTCAGCTAAGAATAGCGCTTCTACAAGTGCTGCTACAGCGACAACTCAAGCAACGCTTGCACAGAATTATGCTATTAAAGTTGATGGCGCTGTTACAGGATCTGAGTTTTCATCTAAGGCAAACGCAATAGGTGGAACAGGCGTAACATCACAAACAGGATCAGCAAAAGAATGGGCGATAGGTGGTGGTACATTAAATAATACAAATACAGTAGTGGATAGTGGAAATGAGTATTCTGCAAAAGCTTATGCTGTAGGTTCTATAAACAGATATGCAGATAATGGTGGTGTAGCTTCTGATAAGCATTCAGCTAAAGATTGGGCAACGTATATTAATGGAACAAACACATTAGATGGCACAAACTTTTCAGCGAAGTATTACGCACAACAAGCAGCAAATTCTGTAGAGGGATTTGATGAAAAATATTATGGAAGCTATGCAAATGATACAGCAGCTGAATCAGCGCATACAGCAGCTGGTCGAACAGTAGCAGCTGGGGATCTTTATTTTAATACAACATCAAATAATTTGAGATTTTACAATGGCACAAATTGGGCAGATGTAGCAGCTGTAGACGTATCGACATTTGTTACAGCTGGATTTTCAATAGCAATGAGCGTGGCCTTATAAAGGAGTAATTATGGCACAAGATTTTGAATCAAATAGTGTATCGGCAGTAGGATCAACGCCACAAGACACGCCATCTGGCGCAGATTTTAGTTCAGATAATACGATTATTGGGATTCACATGGCGAACAGATCCCAAAACCAAATTACAGCTTCTGCTTATATTACAAGTAGCGTACAGGAAATTGGCAAAGATTTAAATTTTGTAGTAACTGCTGCTGGTGGGAATTTTGTAATTGATGGTTCGACAAAACCAGCATTAACATTATACAAAGGTTTTACTTATACTTTTGACGTATCAGACAGTTCTAATGCAACTCATGTATTAGCTTTTGCGACACAAGAAGACGCAGCTAATTCATCGCAATATACAACAAATGTTACGTCTACAGGAACGCCAGGACAAGCTGGTGCAAAAGTAACAATTGAGACAACACAATCAACGCCTACAACATTATACTATTATTGTACTGCCCATAGTGGAATGGGCAACTCCATTACATTATCTAATGTTGTTTATCTTATTAAGGACGCTCCTATAGCTTCTGGTGGTGCATTACAGTTGCTTACAGGTGGTGCAAAGATTGTATTGCAAAATGGACATAGAATATTTTTTCAATCAGATACTCCAGCTTCGTTAGATGTATGGGTATCGAGGGTAGATGCGATTAGTACATGACGTATATAGGAAACAAATCAAGCGCAAACTTTACAAGTTTAGAAAAGCAAGACTTAACTGGTGCAAGTGGCACAAGTCTTACACTTACTCATGCAGTAGCAAATGCTTTTGATATAGCTTTGTATATTAATAATGTAAGACAAGAGCCAAATGAAGCTTATACAACAAATGGAACTACTGTTAATTTAACAGGTACTGTAACTTCTTCAGATGACATTTATGTTTTGTATTTAGCAAAAGCAGTACAAACAACTGTGCCACCAGATGGTAGTGTTGGTACTGCAAAGATAGCTGATACTGCTGTAACAAATGCTAAAATAGCCAATAGTACAATAGATTTAGCGTCTAAAGTTACTGGAGTATTACCATCTGCAAATGGTGGTAGTTTTGCAACTGCGTCTTTTAAAGCTGTTAACGACAATGCTACTAAGGGCATTGGTGGTAATCCAATAATTTATCCAGATGTAACAACAGCAGCATGGGGAGCGCATAATGTTGGTAATCATTATAATACAAGTACTGGTAAATTTATAATACCAGTTACTGGTGTTTATTTTTTTCTTCATTCAGCAATATTTTCTAGTATGGGTGGTGCTGACGTACAAAAGATACAGTTGCATAGGACAGATGATGATGGCAGTAGTAATGCTTCAATTTTAATTACTGGAGAAAGATGGAGGTATCAATCAAATTATACTGGTTATGATGGTTATATTTTAGGTCAAGCACAAACAAACGGATACTTTACTGCTGGACAAGCAATATATGCTTCGGGAACAAGAAGTGGAAGTACACCAGTTATCCCAGCAAACAATCAAGAATACAATTTCTTTTGTGGATTTAGAATAGGTTAAGATATGGCATTAAGTAAGATACAAGCAGAATCAATAAACTTAGCAGATACCTTTGCTTTTACTGGTACTGTTACTGGTCTTGCAACTTTATCATCAGTACAAACTGTATCTTCAGCAGTTGCTTCTATCGATACAACTGTTCCGTCTGGCACTACAATTATAACTATGGTATTTCGTGATTTAAGTTTGGCTTCAAGTGATGAGATAGTTATGCAAGTGGCAACAAGTGGAGGTCTATTAACTGGTAATGACTATATTGGTCATAGTACTTTTGTTGGTACAGGTTCGTATAATGCTTCTTCATTTACTACTTATATTAAATTAGGTGTTAGTGGATTTTCAGCTACAGATAATTCTTTTAATGGAATAATGCAACTGCGAAGCCTTAATGGACAATATTGGTCTTATAGTGGACAAGCATCAAGTATTACTGCATATGTTGGAGTTGGTTCAAATGCAGGTAGAGTTAATCTAGGCTCAAATACAGACATCACTTCAATAAGAATTAAAGGTGCAGGTGGATCAAATATAGATGCAGGTTCTTTTAAATTTTATTTTGAATAGGATATATTATGGCTAAATATAAATTATTAGATGGTAAAAGAATTAAACTTACAGCAAAAGAAGAAAAACTTTTGGAAACTGAAGCTAAAGAATTTAAAAAACAAAGTGATGCACAAAAAAAAGCTGAAGATAAAATAAAAAAAATAAAAGATTCTGCAAAAACTAAATTAAAAGAATTAGGTTTATCTGATGATGAACTTAAGATAGTGGTAGGTGAATAATGCCATATGTAGGTAGACAAAATGTAACTGGTGAGTTTATAAAATTAGATGCCATAACTACAAGTGCAACTAATACATTTAACTTATTAAGAAATGGTGCAGCATTTAGTCCTGCTACTACAGAACAATGTATTGTGTCTGTTAATGGTGTGACACAAGCACCACAAGATGCTTTTAATATATCAGGATCACAAATTGTTTTTACAGAAACATTATCAACAAATGACGTTATTGATTACATACTTGTTATGGGTAGTGCTTTGTCTAGTGGTGTGCCATCAACTGGATCAGTACAAGGTACACATCTATCGACTACATTGTTTCGTGATCCTCTAAGAATAAATGATTCAACAATATCAGATAACATAACAATAGGTACATCTGAAAGAGCAATGGTTGCTGGAGATATAACCATAGATAGTGGTGTTACTTTAACAGTAAATGGAGTGTTAACAATTGTCTAAAATATTTGTAGATACAATAGAGCCAAAGACAAGTGGTAATAATGTAAAGATACCTAATCATATTGTTCAAGTAGTTGGTAATACTAATTCAACATATAATGGTGGTGCAAGTGCTGCTTTAACTAGAGATGATACTGTGCCACAACAATCAGAAGTTCATATGTGTGTAGAAGTAAATATAACTCCAAAATTTGCTGATAGTAAATTGTATATACAAGCAAGCATTCCAGGTGGTCATCAATATAATAATTATAGTGCCGTTTGTTTGTTTAAAGATAGTGGTGAAGCTATACAAGTTTTACCTCAATATTTTTCTAGTAATGGAACAAATGCTTCTTGGAATTTAACACATTTTATGGACGCTGGTTCAACTGCTACTGCTACTTTTAAGGTAGGCTTGGGTGCTAATAGTGGTAATATTTATCAAAATGGTGATGCAGCAAGTAGAAAGTATGGTGGTGCTTCTGCTTCTACAATAGTCATTATGGAGATTGCACAATGAGTGGAATTATAAATGCAACAAACTTAGAAGTCGCTAATATAAAAGACAGTACTGGTACTAATACTGCTATGACAGTTGATAGTAGTGGTAGAGTTACTACACCTACTCGACCATCATTTAAAGTTAGAAGAAGAAATAATGCAGGTAGTCAAACTCAACTTACTGGCTCTGATATATTTAAAACTGGTCAAACTAATGGTCAAATAATTGTAGACTATAATATTGGTAGTCATTTTAGTAATGGAAGATTTACTTGTCCAGTTGCTGGAATATATCAATTTACAGCTATTGGCTTAATATCAGATGCAAGTGGTGCAGTAGCAGGTGGCAACTACACTTTGTTAGCTTACTTTACAAAAAACGGTGAAACTAATAGTGACGTTATAGATGATGTTCAGATGTATCATTATCATCAAAGTGGAAATGCAGGTGGATATCCATATTTTAATTACACAGACACATATCAATTAGCAGCAAATGATGTGATTGGTTTTAGAATACAAACTGGTGGTTTTTATATTAATAATAGTGATTACTATGCAGCAAAATTTATGGGTCATTTAATAGGATAAACTATGACAAGTATAATTAAAGTAAACAATATTCAGAACAGTAGTGGTACTGTTTACAATTTTATAAAGCAAGTTGGTCATGCTAAATTTCTTGGCAATGAAACTTCAAATGCAACTGATTTTGTAGATATTACAAATTTAACTGTAACACTTACTCCCTCAGCAACAACAAGTAAATTTTTGATTACGTTCAATGTAAGTGCAAATGCAAATGCAAATCAAAGAGGTGGTATCAAAGTAGTAAGAAAGATAGGTAGTGGTTCTTTTGCTGATTTTGATTTACCTGATTTTAGTGCAGGTGCTTTGGGTAATGCTATAACTTCACAAGGAAATCGAAAATTGGCTCATGCTATATTTGATGGTGGTGGCTCGAATATTCCAAATACACCAGTTACAATGACTCTTTATGATGATCCACAAACAACTTCAGCAGTTACTTATAAAGTTCAAGGTATGGTAGAAGGTTCTAGTTACATTTATATAAACTCTGTACAAACATGGACAGATGCAGATACTGTATTTGCACCTATATCAACACTAACTGTTATGGAGGTAGCTGGGTAATGGCATTAACAAAATTAAATTCAGGCTCTTTGCCAACTGGTAGTGTTTTACAAACAAAACAAGCAGTTAAATCAGATACACAAACAACTACCAATGCTACCTTTGTTGACGTTACTGGTTTATCTGTAAGTATAACTCCATCTTCAACATCATCTAAAATTTTAGTTTACTCTAATGTGCTATGTGTAGGAACTGTAAGTGCTGCAGCAGGATTGACTAGAATTTTAAGAGATAGTACTGCTATTGGTATTCATGATACAGCAGGAAACAGAATAAGAGCTTCAGCATTTGGTTATGCACCTGATACTGGTGATGTAAGACAACACGCAAGTGTGTTTTTAGACTCTCCATCAACAACTAGTGCAATTACATACAAAGTTCAGTTTACTGCTAATGGAACTAACACAGCATATATTAATAGAACACAAGCAGACCTTGATAACACTGGTTATTCAAGAGGTATAAGTTCAATTACTGTAATGGAAATTCAAGGCTAGTGTGGGGTATAATATTAGAGTATATGCCTAGACCATCAGTAACAGAAGTAAAATCACAGATAGATACACATGAAGCTGTATGTGCAGAAAGATGGAAAGAAACTATTCTTCGCATCAAACGTATTGAACATATTATGATAGGCACAGCAGGTACAACCATTGTCCTTTTAATAGGATTGTTAGTGAGGTAAAGTGGACCCAGCTACTATAGGATTAGCTTTGACTGCAGCATCTAAGGCTTTCGGAGCAATCAAAAAAGGTTTTGCAATTGGTAAAGATATTGAATCTATGGGTGCAGATTTAGGTCGTTGGCTTAGTGCTGTGTCTGACGTAGACAATACCGAAAAGAAAGCTAAAAATCCATCTCTGTTACAAAAGCTATTTAAAGGTGATGACATCAAGACATCTGCTATCGAGGCTTTTACTGCTAAAAAAAAACTTGAAGCACAACGACAAGAACTCAAATCATTTATAAACTTTCATTATGGTGCTAATTCTTGGAACGAGATACTGCACATGGAAGGACAGATACGAAAGCAACGACAAAAAGAAATCTATGAACGTCAAGAACTTCGCAGAAAGATTGCTGAGTGGATAGGTATTGTATTACTTTGTTGTACTATCATAGGATTTATCGTATTCTTAGCATGGTTATATAAGGAGAAGAGAGGGTGAAACCTGCTTTTGTTTTATTATGTTACCTTGCAGGTAATCCTGCAGGTACATTACATTTATCAAATGTAAACAACTGTACTTATTTTAAGGACAGACTTGCAAACCAAACAGTCAAGATTGGTGAACAGACACAGAAGTATGACTGTTACTGCAAACTTGTTAAGGTCAACAAACAGATGAGGTTATGGTGATACAAGCATTGATTGGTCCTGCCACCAAGTTACTAGGCAAATTTATAGAAGACAAAGATACCAAGAATAAACTGGCACATGACATTGCTACTATGGCTGAGAAGCATGCACAAGAACTTGCCAAGTCACAGATAGAAGTTAACAAGATGGAAGCACAATCAGGTCATTGGTTTGTTGCAAGTTGGCGACCTTTTATTGGTTGGGTGTGTGGTATCGCTTTGGCATGGCACTTTGTCTTAGCACCCTTTGTTATATTTTTTACTGCTATGTTTGGTGTCACTATGCCACCATTACCTGAGTTTGATATGGGGTCATTGATGACTGTGCTGATGGGTATGCTTGGTCTTGGTGGTCTTCGAACTTTTGAGAAATACAAAAAGATTACAAAATGATTCTGTACATACAAGCAACCATAGTCATATGGTTCTTTAGTTTCTTAGGAGGATTTTACTTTGGATAATCCTATATGTGAGAGATGCAAGATTGCTATGATACTAACTGCTATAAAGAATGTATGGAAATGTCCTATGTGTGGTGTAATAGAAAATAGGAGGTTACAATGAACACAGATACTTTTAATGAAATGTATCTCGATCATCTTGGCTTGCCAACTGTAGGTGTTGGTCATCTTATCCGTGAAGATGATCCTGAATATGGATTAGATGTTGGCACACAAGTAGATGATGAAAGAGTAACTGAATTATTTGAAGCTGATTTATATACTTGTGTAGCAGAAACTAAATTACTTTATCCACAGTTTGAAGAGTTACCTGCTGAGGCACAAAAGATTTTATGCAATATGATGTTCAATCTTGGTAGACCTCGTCTTTCCAAGTTCATTAAGATGCGTGAACACGTCAATAATGGTGCTTGGAGTAATGCTGCTGATGAAATGTTGGACTCTCGATGGGCAAAACAAGTACCAAATAGAGCCAATCGTCTTGTTGAACGTATGAGAAACATACAAAGCTGAAGCATATTCTAGGGTACAATCATACTAGAGGGGTTGGTTTACCCCTCTGTATGGCTCTTATATCAAGACTTATTTTCAGGAATATTGCAAAATGGTATACTTATTTTAAGATGTACATGATTTCCTTGCATTGATGATATATGATATTCTAATGGACAAGTTTTTAACCAGTCCAAAAGTGTTTCAATATTTTTTATTTGATATGATGTCATCTATTCCTCCTTATAATACATGACAAGTTGACTTCTGCCCATGCTACCTTTTCTTGTAGTGCCATCACGATAGATCAAACCTTTATTCTCAAGTTGTTTATATCTTGGTGTAATGCTTGACTCTCTAATTTTGTGCAGTTCTAATCGTGCATACACATCATCATGTATTGCACCTTTCTTGCCACATTCTTTTATGGCTCGAAGAACAATGCCTTCAAGTCTATTGGTGTCAACTTTTTCAGCAGCTTCCCATGACGTTTTAGGGTCATGGGTTCTTGCTAAACCACTAGAAGGGTATTTCGTCTGCGTCATCTATATCTCCTAATACTGATTCGTTTTGTTTAGATTCATCTACAATAGTTTGATCTCTTGCAGGTTCTTCTACTCTTGGTGTACTGTCGCCTATCCGTGCAGATAGAAACTTAGTATTGCCATCTTTGGATACTGTTTTCCAACAAGCAATCCTACGCTTCTCTTGACTTGGCATAGTGACTGGACCACTAAAGTCTGGTGCTTTTTCATTCAATGACTTGTCATTCTCATACATAGTACCGACTTTGACATAGACATCTCGTGCTGTACCACCATCAGGTAG